ATCAAAAAGAAAATACCCCAAATGCGTGCCTGCTGCAAAAGCAGCCCAAATGACAAGCTCAGAAAAGCGTTCTGCTGTTGCAAGAAAGAGAGCAGCCGGTAATCCTGGAGGCAAACCAAATAATGTTAGCACCTTTACCAAGAAGTATTATGGTGGTATGATAGAAATCTAAGGAGAATTATGGCAGAGAAATTATCAGATAAATTAAAAGGATTATTCAAAAGAGCCGATACCTATTTGGGTAAAGCAATTGAAAGAAAACCAAAAATCACAAAAGCTATGGGTCCATCTCAAACACAATATAAAATGTTTAAAGCTGGACAGAAAACTAAAAACTTAATGAAAGGTCTTAGTTTAACAAAAAAATTTGATCAACCTGCTAGTGCATCAAAAGCTTTAATTACTGCAAGTGCAGCTAAAAAAGCACGTAATATTGGTAAGCTTAAAACTATAGGTAGAATTGCAAGTAGAGCTGCATTACCTGTTGCTGCAGGATTTGAAGCAGCTAATCTTGCTTATAAAGTTGCAACCTTATCTCCTGAAAAAAAAGCTAAAATTAAAAAATTAAAAACAGAATTAAGTAAAAAATCAACAAAACAATCTCATGCAGATTTATTAAAAATGAGTACAGGAGGAGACACAATGTTAACAGGTGGACAAAAAAAATTAGATAAAAATAAAGATGGTAAAATATCTGGTGAAGATTTTAAAATGATGAAAAAAGTTGCAGGAGGTGCCGCTATTAAAGGCATGGGTGCAGCTAGAACTTCTGGGATGGGTTTACAAGATGAAGAATTAATTCCTGGAAAATCTATGGATTATCATAAAGATATTCTTTAATGAATTATGGCTACGTCAGGAACTACAGCATTCGATCTTCAGATCGATGACATTATTGAAGAAGCATACGAACGATGTGGTATGCGAACTAATAGTGGGAATGACTTACGTAGCGCAAGAAGAAGTTTAAATCTTTTATTTTCAGAGTGGGGCAACAGAGGTATTCATCTTTGGAAAGTTCAACTTAATGAACAAGCTTTAACTGCTGGAACTGCAACTTATACTGTTGCAACAGATGTTAATGATGTTCTTGAAGCCTATATCTCAACTACAAACGCAGCAGGAAACACTTCATCCACAAATGATATTGCATTAACAAAAATCGATAGATCAGCTTATGCTGCACTTCCAAACAAATTACAAACAGGACAACCCTCACAATATTATGTTGATAGACAAACAACACCAACTATAAGTTTATATTTAGCTCCTGATGCAACAACTTACACAACATTAAAATTTTACACAATTAACAGAATTGAAGATGCAGGTGGCTTTACAAAAACACCTGATGTAGCTTATAGATTTTTACCATGTATGTGTTCTGGCCTAGCATATTATTTATCACAAAAAAGAGCACCAGACAGAATACAATTATTAAAACAATTATATGAGGACGAATTAATTAGAGCATTAAATGAAGATGGCTCTAGAACTTCGGTTTATATTTCTCCTCAATCATACTTCCCTGGAGGCGGATAATGAGTTTCGCAACTGGAAAAAGAAGTCAGGCAATATCAGATAGATCTGGTCAAGCATTTCCTTATAAAGAAATGGTTAAAGAGTGGACAGGTGCATTAGTTCATATTTCAGAGTATGAACCTAAACATCCACAACTAGATCCACCATATCATAAAGCAGATGCAGTAGCTTTACAAAATACAAGATCACAAAGATTTCAACAACCTACAACTGTTGCAACTAATGATACAACTTTAGCTGATTCTGGGGGTATTACAGTTGGTGTAGCAAATTTAACTTTACCAGGACAATTTGGATTTTTAAATCAAGGAACTTCATCGATGATTCCTGCAGATCCATCATTACAAAATAGAAGAAGACAAGTATCTATGGAAATTAATTCAGTAACCGTGAGTATCACATAATGGCTATAACATATTCAGATTTTTTAACACAAGTAAGAAACTATACTGAAGTTGATGCAAATGTTTTGACTGACGCAATTATTCAAGATTTTATTAGATCAGTTGAGTTAGATGTTGCTGGCAAGGTAGATTATGATGATCTAAGAAAGTATGCTAATTCAAGTTTTACAGCAACAAATAGAGCTGTATCTATGCCTTCAGATCTTTTAATTTTAAGATCTATACAAGTCGTTGATGGCAGTGGTAATAGAACTTTTCTTGAAAAAAGAGACACTAGTTTTATTTCAGAATACAATGGAACTGGCACACAAGGCACACCAAAATATTATGCTAATTGGGATGAATTTAATATTATTGTAGCACCTACTCCTGCTACGGGTAATACAGTTCAAATCAATTACATTAAAGATCCACCTCAATTTACATCTACTAATCAAACTTATTTAGCAAAATATCAAGAGTCGATGTTACTTCATGGTGTTCTTGCTGAAGCTTTTAGATTTTTAAAAGGGCCTCAAGATATGTACAACTTATATGAAAAGAAGTATAATGAGGAAGTACAGAATTTTGCCCTACAACAAATGGGTAGAAGAAGACGTGCGGAGTTTGATGATGGTGTACCAAGAATAGTAGTGCCTTCACCTTCTCCGAACCAAAATAATTAATTAAGGAGAATAATTATGGCTATAACAACAAATGCAATTTGTAATTCTTTTAAAAAAGAATTACTTCAAGGTAAACATGACTTTGATACTGCTCCGAACGGAGATACATACAAGTTAGCTATGTATACTAGTTCAGCAACTTTAGGTAAATCAACTGAAAACTATACAACTAGTAATGAAGTTTCTTCACCATCAGGATACACTGCTGGCGGAAAAGCTCTTGTTAATGAAGGTGTAAAAGTTTCATCATCAATAGCAATTACTGATTTTGCTGATTTATCTTTTGTAGGAGTTACATTGACTGCAAGAGGTGCACTAATTTACAACACACAAACAGATGGTGGTTCTTCAACTACTGATGCTGTTGCTGTGTTAGATTTTGGAAGTGATAAAACTGCAACATCTGGAACGTTTACAATTCAGTTCCCTGCATTTACAACTTCTGCAGCTATTTTAAGATTAGCGTAATAAGTTAAAGGATATGAATGTCAAACACATGGGGTGCACTTAGTTGGGGACAGGGAGACTGGGCTGGTCAAGGCGATGTCTCTCAAGCTCTTTCAGGTATAAGTGCATCCTTTAGTGTTGGACAAGTTGTTGCTGATGCCGAGATACAAATCGGTTGGGGTGGTGACACATGGGGTGAAAACGAATGGGGTGATCTATCTGGATCACAACCAATAGCAGTTGGATCTCAATTAACATCATCAATAGGTTCCGTTTCAGAATTAATTATTGCTGATGCGACTGTAGATGTTACAAACCTTGGTCAGATGGCTTTTGGAGAACCATCTGTACTTGGTGGAACTTCAATTAATCAAAATGTAACAGGACAAGAACTTACTTCATCGATGGGTGAAGAAGTAATAGGTATTGGTGTTAACGTTTCTGGAATAACCGCATCTTTTAGTGCAGGTGCTGCAACAGTTGATGGTTCTACTTTAACGGGTATTGGTTGGAGCAGAGGATCATGGGGAGAGTTTGCTTGGGGTGTAGCATATTCCGCTTTAGCTGAAGGACAACAATTAACATCCAGTATTAATTTTCCTGCAACAGGTGCATTTACTGATGTAAATGTAAGTGTGTCTGGTGTTGAATTAACATCTACTTTTGCAAGTCCATCATTCTCAATTATAATTGATCAAGATATATTTGTATTAGCAACAGAAGATCAACTAGATGCTACTGCAGGATCTGTAGAAGAAGTTACAGGTACAGCTACAGTAGATGTTACAGGTATAAGTTTATCTTCATCAATTGGTGACCCAATAGCAGGATTATTTTTAGATGTCCCTGTTACAGGTAGTCAAATTACTGCAACTCTAGGTGACTTTAGTTTACAACAATCAACAATTGAACCAGTCACAGGTCAACAGCTTACAAGTTCTTTAGGACAAGCAGAGGAAGTCCCAGATCAAATAGTAGGAGTAAGTGGCATACAATTAAGTAGTTCCGTAGGTCAAATTACGGCAACAGGTAATGCTCTTGTGCAGCCAACAGGCATACAGTTGACTTCTTCAACTGGAAGCCCTAATATTACAGCATGGCAAGAAATTGATCTTGGTGTAAACAATATCTGGACAGAGGTTGATTTAGCTGCATGATTAATGTAAAATTATAATTATTTAGGAGAACAAAATTATGGCATCAAGTTATTCAGCAGACCTCAAACTAGAATTAATGGTAACCGGTGAAAACGCTGGTACATGGGGTGATAAAACAAACGACAATTTAAAATTAGTTCAACAAGCAATTGCAGGTTATGAAGCAATAGCACTTAACAATGGTGGAACTGTAGCATTAGCTATGTCAGACGGAGCATTATCAAATGCTCGTAACATGGTTATCAAATTTACAGGAACTCTTACAGGTGCTTCAGTAGTTACTGTCCCAGACACAATAGAAAAATTTTATATTTTTGATTGCTCTGCAGTAACTGGAGTAACAAACCTTACAATTAAAACTGCAAGTGGAACTGGTTTTACCGTAGGCGAAGCAAAAATAATTGCTGCTTACACAGATGGAACAAATTTAAATGAGATCGCTTTAAATACTTTAGGCGGTACTATTGGAACTGCACAAATTGATAACGATGCAATCACGGCTGCAAAAATTGCGGATGATGCAGTATTAGCTGCTAATCTTTCAGACAATGCAGTAGTAACGGCTGCGATAAATGCTAGTGCAGTAACCACGGCTAAAATTGCGGATGATGCAGTAACCACTGCTAAAGTTGCAGATGATGCTATTGGCCCAGATCAATTATCAAACACTGCTGTAACTGCAGGTGCATATACAAATGCAGGATTTACTGTTGATGCTCAAGGAAGATTAACTGCAGCAGCTTCAGGTGGAGCTGCAGGTGGAGACTCTTTTGATTACACACTTGCTATCGCAAGTCCAGGACCTGTATCAACAACTTACTCACCTTTAACTCCAGGCGTAACAGCTGGAATTGGTTATGCAGGTGGGGGAGCAGGAAACGGTGGTACTAGAAATGATCCAGTAAGACCAGGAGGCCCAGGCGGTAATGGTGGAATTGGTTTCTTTGCAGTATCAGTACCTGGAGGATTATCTGGTCAAACAGTTAACATCGGTGGTGGTGGAGGTTCAACTCAATTTGCAAACGTTACAATAGGTGGCGGTGGAAATGGTGGACCTAACGGTGGTGATGCAGGCGGAAGAGGATCACCTTTCTCTCCTTATCCATCCCAACCAACTATCAATGGCTTATCTGGTTTAGATCCAAATGCTAACTCATTTAATCAAACAAATTTATATGATGGAACAACTGTGTTCCCAGTTATTAAAGCTGAAGGTGTTAATACAGATGCATTAGGAAATACATTTCCTGCTGCTAACTCTGGTTTTATGTTTTTAGCAAAAA